CTCTTGTGGTGCTGGTTCGAATCCAGCTGACGGCTTATTTTATGCCCCGGGGCTTGCAAAACACCCCCGGGGTCTTTTTATCCCCTGCCCTTCCCGCAAATGCCGCCCCCTGCAAATACCCCGGGGCTTTGCACAGTACAGTGAGCTGTGAGGGCACTGCACACTGCAACCACAACGCTGCCAAAGGAGGCCTGCACCATGACGAACCCGCGCTATGCCAACGGCAACCTGCGGCGCAAGCATCGGGAGCGGCTGCGGGCAATGGGCTGCGAATGCGGCATCTGTCATGGGCGTTTCGGTCCGATTCATTATGACGAACCTTCAGACGCGCAGCACCCGCTCTCCTTTGTGGTGGACGAGATCCGGCCTGTATCCAAATGGCGGCAGTTCGGGTATCCCTCGGCGCGGGCAGCGGCTGAGGACTGGACGAACCTGCAAGCGGCGCATTATTTCTGCAATGCTCAAAAAGGCAACAAAACCGGGCAAAACAGCCCGAAAACCGGCAAAAAAGGGGCAAAACCGTGCCGCATTCCGCAGGTCAGTGACGGCGAGTGGTAGGGTGGGGAGGGTCCCCCTCCCGCCGCCCTCGGCGACTCCGCGCTGTCCAGCGCCGATTTACACACAGGAAAAATCCGAAAGGGGCATCCAGACATGGCGACCATGAAAAGCATCACTGCCAGCGGCAGCCGTCTGGGGCAGCTCAAGCGCCTTGCGCTGGTGCTTGCAAAGAACATCGACAGCTGCGAGGACGCCCGGCTTTTGCCCCAGCTGGCCAAGCAGTACCGGGACACCATCCGGGAGATCGAGGAAATGGAGGGAGCACCCAGCGATGACGACGAAGTCAGCGCGATCCTCGCGCAGCGGCAGCAGGATGGGAAGCCAGGAGCCGTCCGAACGCATCGCGCCGGAGTACCGGGCCACTGACGGGCCGGATGCGGTGCGCATCCTGCGGGCGGGCGGCACCGTGCTGGACCCGTGGCAGAGCGACATCCTGGACGACTGGATGGGCCGCACCGTGTCCGGCAAATGGACAGCCCCCACGGCAGGCGGCAGCGTGCCCCGCCAGAACGGCAAGAGCCTGCTGGTGCAGGGGCGGGCGGCGTCCGGCATGCTCATGTTCAACGAAACGGTCATCTACACGGCCCACCTGCAAAAGACCGCCACCGAGACCTTTGAGGAAATGCGGGCCTTTTTTGAGGGCCCGAAAATGCGCCGGTATGTTTCCGAGATCCGCACCGCCCTGGGCCGCGAACAGATCATCCTGAAGAGCGGCGCAAAGATCAAGTTTCTGGCCCGCACCCGCAACGGCGGACGCGGCCAGCACGGCGACCTGCTCATCTTCGACGAGGCACAGGAGCTGGACGAGACCGCACAGGGCAGCTTCATCCCGGCCATTTCGGCCAGCCTGAACCCCCAGACCATCTACGTCGGCACCCCGCCCGGCCCGGATGCCGTGGGCACCGTGTTCCGGGCCCTGCGCAAGCGGGCGCTGGAGGGCGAAGCCAAAAAGGCCGCGTGGTTCGAGTTCAGCGTGCCGGAGATCGGCGACGTGAAAGACCCCGCCCGCTGGGCAGCGGCCAACCCGGCACTGGGGCGGCGCATACAGTACGGCACCATTGAGGGCGAAAGCGAACAGCTGGACCCGGACACCTTCGCCCGGGAGCGCCTGGGCTGGTGGAGCCCGGTGGCCACCGAACATCTGGACTATGCCCTCGACCGCAAGGCGTGGGCAGCCTGCGCCAGCGAGGACGAAAAGCCGGAGGGCAAGACCGCCTACGGCGTCAAGTTTGCCGCCGACGGCAGTTCCGTGTGCCTGTGCGGGGCGGTCATCCCGAAGGAGGGGCCCGCCCGCGTCTCCCTCATCGACCTGCGGCCCACCGGGCAGGGCCTTGCATGGCTGGCCGACTGGCTGTGTGACCGGTACGGCAGGGCAAGCTGCGTGGTCATCGACGGGCGCAACGGCGTGGACGTGCTGGTGGAGCGCATCCGGGAAGTCTGGAAGGCAAAGAACGCGGTCGTCCGGCCCGGAGCACGGGACGTGATCGCCGCCGTGAGCCTGTTCACCAACGCGGTGAGCGAGGGCAGCCTGACCTGGTACGCACCCCAGACCGCCCTGAATGAGAGCGCCGTCACCGCCACCAAGCGCCCTCTTGCGGGCGGCTTTGGCTTTGGCGGCGAGAACAGCCTGCCGGTGGAAGCCTGCGCGCTGGCCCTGTGGGGCGCAAAGACCTGCCGCCGCGACCCCACCCGCAAGATGCGCATCGGCTGAAAGGAGCACCATGTTCGTCACCCTGAATTTTGGCCCGGTGGAGGGCCTGAGCGCGGAAGAACTGCAGCAGCTGCAGGATCTGGCCGACGCCTACAACTACCACCAGAGCCGCAACCGCCTGAAAGATAAATATTACGAGGGCCACGTCACCCTGCAGGACGTGAACCTTGGCATTGCCCTGCCGCAGGGCCTGCGCAACCTGGAAGTGGGCTGCAGCTGGGGCCAGAAGGCCGTGGACGTGCTGGCAGCGCGCTCCATGTTCGACGGCTTTGTGGGCACCGGCGGCAGTCTGGACAGCCTTGCAAAGCTGGTGGCCGATAACCGCCTTGTGGCACAGTACGCCAAGGCCTGCCGGGACGAGCTGAAATACGGCTGCACCTTTGCCACTCTGTCCGGGGACAACGCCATCGGCTGCAGCATCCGGTTCCACTCGCCTGCCACGGCAGCCGCCCTCTGGAGCGGCGAGAAGGGCCGCATCGACTGCGGCCTTGCCATCGTGGACACCGTGAAGGATGAGCACTTCGAGGGCACATGGCGGCCTTCCGTGGTCAACTTCTACACAGATGACGCGGTCATTGTGCTAAATTCCAATGGCAACTTCTGGACGGCGCAGCGCCACGCCCACAAGATGGGCCGTCCGCTGATGGAACCGCTGATCTGGAACGCCACCAACTCCAAGCCCTTCGGCCGCTCCCGGCTCAAAAAGCCCATCCGCGCTCTGATCGACGATTACATCCGCACGGCAGCCAACGCCACCATCGCGCTGGAGTTTGCCACCACGCCCCAGAAGTACATCCTCGGCGTGACCGATGAGCAGTATGACGCCATCATTTCCAACAAATTCAAGACCTACATGGGGGCCATCATCGCCGCCACGGCCAACCCGGAGACCGGCGAGAACCCGACCCTGGGCCAGCTGGCACAGGGCAGCCTGACGCCTCATGTGGAGAAGATGCGGATGACCGCCACCCAGTTTGCGGCGGCCACCGGCCTGACCGTGACCGACGTGGGCGTTGTGAACGACGCCAACCCCACCAGCAGCGACGCCATTCTTGCCCAGAGCCAGACGCTGGTGCTTCTGGCCCAGCAGCTGAACACCGGCAACGGCGACGCGCTGCGCACCATTGCCTGCATGGCACAGGCCGTGGCACGGGACTGCCGCCTGGCCGACCTGACCGAGGAAGAGACCGGCATCATGGCCCACTTCAAGAACCCCGCCATGCCCAGCGTGGCCGTCACTGCCGACGCCGCCATCAAGATCGCATCCGCCCGGCAGGAGTTCGCCGGCACGGACACGTTCCTGGAGATGATCGGGTTTGACCAGGCGGACATCCGGCGCATCAAGGCGCAGGAGCAGCGGGCACGGGGTGCACAGGTGTTGATGGAGATGGAAGATGAAACTGACACAAGCGGCGTGGGATGATTACATTTCCCGGCTCTCCCGGCTGAACCAGAAGGCCGGGCAGCTCATGCGGGAGTACATGGACGGGCACCCGGAAGCCGACACCGACGCCCTCATCCGCTACGCATACGCCCTTGTGACCAAGTACGGCGAGGGCAGCGCAGAGCTGGCCTGCCAGATGTACGACGCCCTGGCCGAGGCGCAGGGGGTCACCCTGCCCGCCGCAGAACCGGCTCCCACCGCAACCTACGGCGAAGTGACCGGCATGGTCAAGGCCACGCAGGACAGCCCGGCAAACCTGCAGAGCGGTGTTTCCCGCATGGTCAAGCAGGCCGGGGCCGACACCACCGCCCGCAACGCCATCCGGGACGGTGCAGAATGGGCGTGGGTGCCCCATGGCGACGCCTGCCCGTTCTGCCGGATGCTGGCCTCCAACGGCTGGCAGCGGGCCAGCAAGAACCTGCTGAAGAAGGGCCACGCCCAGCACATCCACGCCAACTGTGATTGTGAGTTTGCAGTGCGGTTCAGCCGGGAGTTTAACATCTCCGGCTACGACCCGGAAGAGTACCTCCGGCAGTACCGGGAGGCGGGCAGCGATATCAACAACTGGCGGCGGATTGATTATGCGGCCAACCGGGAGCGCATCAATGCCCAGAAACGGGCGGCGTATGCGTCTCAGGCGTACCGAAAAGACAGAGGCGCAGTCAGCGAGATATCTCTGATTCGGCGTTCGGAGGAAGTCAAGCTCTCTGTAAGACAGGTTGAATCTTACAAAACGCCGGTTTATGTTTCAGACCAGGCAACAATAAAACCGAAAGCTCTCCATAGAATCAATCAAAATACCGAAAAAGCGCTTTCCGACTGGGGTGTCAGCCTTGACCGGAAGCCCAAAATCATCGTTGTCGGCGATAACGAGCTGCGCGGCGCAGTCGGTATTTACGACCCGTGCGAGAACGTTGTTTATTATGCGGAAAGCGTTGGCAAAAAGACTGTTCAAGACGTTTCTGGTGGTTTCGGAGTAATCGAAGCTCACGAAATGTGGCACATGAAACAGGCCGAGGACTTCCGGCAGTCCGGCTGGGTTATCACCCGTGAAAACCGTGCAGAATATCTTGATGCCCTGTGCAAAAAGTGCAAAGGACGCATTGACAAACTGGGTATCACGCGCGATAATGTAAGAGAGTTAAGCCAATACGCAGCTGATATGTATTTAGGCGAACGTTTTGACGAAGTCGAAGCAGAATTCATGTCATTAAGGAGGCGAAAATAATGGTCATTCTGAAATACCCGTCGGATATTCAAAAATTGATTGATATTTTCGACCCCTACCGTGAAGCCATTTCGTCCAAACAATTTGACCAGATTCCACCTGAAGCGGTGGACGCATTCAACAAGTTCAAACAGTGGTCTTGGGAACAAGACCAGTAATCCAACCACGATGCACCCGCACCGTGGTTTTTTGTTGCCAATTTTCAGGAGGTATGATATGAACGAAAAAGATTTCACTTTGAGCGTGCGTCAGCTGGTCGCTGATTACGCCAACGAACACCTCGACGTGACCGACGAAAAGCGCATCACGCCAAACGATGTGTTCATCGTGTGGCAGTGCAAGGCGCTGCAGAACTCCAAGGCATTAGCAAGCACCACCCTGCCGGACGGGATGTATTACGAGATCACCTACAACGGCGATAAAAAGCAGCTCTATCTGGATGCTTACAAGAAATTCGAGAACCGCTGTATCCCGTGTGTCACTGATTGATCCGCTCTCTCATCCAAAGCACTGTGCAAAAAATGCACGGTGCTTTTTTCATGCCGTCTTAGCTCAGCAGGAAGAGCGGCTGCCCCGTAAGCAGCGGGCCGATGGTTCGAGCCCATCAGGCGGCACCACGCTGTGAACCACAGCAAATACACGCCACGGCTGCGGAAAAGCCGGGAAAGGAATTTACCACTATGGCAGAAACTGTACATCAGGAACCCACCACCCCCGCTGCCGAGGGGCAGCAGAACAATGAGCGCACCTTCACGCAGGCCGAGATGAACGCCATCATCTCCGACCGGCTGAGCCGGGAGCGCTCCAAATACGCCGACTACGACGATCTGAAGGCCAAGGCCCAGCAGTTCGATGCCGCGCAGGAAGCGGGCAAGACCGAGCTGCAGAAGGCAAACGAGAAGGCCGCAAAGCTGCAGGCGCAGCTGGACAGCATGACCAAGGCAAACACCCTGCGGGACCTCCGCGGCAAGGTGGCGGCCGCCACCGGCGTGCCTGCCGAACTGCTTTCCGGCGACACCGAAGAAGCCTGCACTGCACAGGCACAGGCCATCCTCAAGTTTGCACAGCCGGGCTATCCCAGCGTCCGCGACGGCGGCGAAGTCCGCAACAAACCCACCGGCTCCACCCGCCAGCAGTTTGCTGACTGGTTCGCGCAGGTGACCAAGTAACAGCAAAGGAGTTTTTTCTATGGCAACCGATATCAACCGCACTACCACCATCACCCTGCCCGGTGAGGTGTCCAGCGAGATCCTGCAGAAAACGCAGGAGAGCTCCGCCGTCATGGCGCTGGCCCGCTCCATCAAGCTGCCGGGCCTGGGCGTGACCATTCCGGTCATCACCGGCGACCCGGAGGCCGCATGGGTCGGCGAGACCGACAAGAAGCCCGTCAAGCGCGGCACGCTGGCCACCAAGGTCATGCAGCCCTACACGCTGGCCGTCATCGTGCCCTTCTCCAACCAGTTCCGCCGCGATGTGCCTGCCCTGTATGACGAGCTGGTCAAGCGTCTGCCGCTGGCACTGGCCCAGAAGTTCGACGCCACGGTGTTTGGCGGCGTCACTGTGCCCGGCTCCAACTTCGACACCCTGAAGGGCTGCACCGCGCAGGAGATCGGCACCAATGCCTATCAGGGCCTTGTGGCTGCCGACGCCGACATCTCCGACCACAACGGCATCCTGAACGGCTGGGTGCTGTCCCCCAAGGGCAAGGCCGCCCTGCTGAACGCCGTGGACACCACCGGCCGTCCGCTGTTCCTGAACAACGTGGCCGAGGGTGCCGTGCCCATGATCCTGGGCGCAAAGACCCTGCAGAGCAAGGGTGCTTACATCGCGGATTCCACTGCCGCCAAGAAGCACGTTGTCGGCTTTGCCGGTGACTGGTCGCAGGCCATGTACGGCACCGTGGAGGGCGTGCAGATCGCAATTTCCGACCAGGCCACCCTGACCGACGGTTCCACCACCATCAACCTGTTCCAGCAGAACATGTTCGCCGTGCGTGCCGAGATCGAGGTGGGCTTCCGCTGCGACACCACCGTGTTCAACAAGCTGACCAAGACCGAAGCCTGATGAGGTGTTCCCATGACCTACGCCGAAGTGTTTGATGTGGAAGCCGGGTTCCGTGCCCTCTCCAAGGACGAACAGGAGCGCTGCAGCGCCCTGCTGAGTGAGGCGGCCATCATCATTGACGCCTACAACCCGGACGCCGGAGCGGACGCAAAGCGGCTGGTTTCCTGCCGGATGGTGCGCCGCCAGCTGGGCGAGAGCGACAGCGAGGGCGGCGTCAGCTTTCCCGTGGGTTCCACCCAGGGCACTGCCACGGCGCTGGGCTACTCCCAGAGCTGGACCATGAGCGGCGGCTCTTCGGGTGAGCTGTATCTGTCCAAGCTGGAAAAGAAACTGCTGGGCGTGGGCAGCCGTCTGGGGGCCCGCAGCCCGCTGGAGGACTTATGTTGAAAGGCATCGACGTCACCCTGTACGAAAAGACCCAGACCGGCACCGACGAGGCCGACGCCCCGGTCTACGCCGAAACGCCGGTCACCGTGCATAACGTGCTGGTGGGCGAGCCTTCCGCCGAGGAGATCACCACCGAACTGCAGCTGACCGGGCGGCGGCTGGCCTACACGCTGGCCATCCCCAAGGGCGACGCCCACGACTGGAACGACGTGCAGGTGGAGTTTTTCGGCCAGCGCTTCCGCACCTGCGGGGGCGTCGTGCAGGGCATCGAACGCATGATCCCCCTGTGCTGGAACAAGAAAGTGCAGGTGGTGCGCTACGAGTAAAGTCCGTTTCGAGCTGAACCGCGCCGGGGTGCGTGCCCTGATGCGCAGCCCGGAAATGCAGGCCGTGCTGAAGGCGCGGGCCGATACCGTAAAAGACCGCTGTGGCGACGGGTACGAGGCCTATGTGGCTCAGACCCGCGCCGTGGCCGTGGTGGAGACCGCCACCCCGCAGGCCGTTGACGACAACTCTGCCCACAACACCCTGCTCAAAGCCGCCTCAGCAAGCCGGAAAGGCGCGACCGTGCACGAGCACAAACGCCGCCTGAAGGACGGCAGGGTCATCACCGTAAGGAGCTACCAGAGGAAGAAATGATCGAAGAAACCATCCGCAGCTTTCTGGCCGCGCGGCTGGATGTGCCGGTGCGTCTCAGCGTGCCTGCCTCGGCCCCCGCCCGCTTTGTGGTGGTGGAAAAGACCGGCTCCGGCTATGAGGACGGCATCTATAGCGCCACCATCGCGGTGCAGTCCTACGGGCCCGCCGCCACCAGCCACGACAGCACCCTGGATGCGGCCAAGCTCAACGAGCTTGTCAAGGCCGCCATGCAGGACGCCGACAACCTGCCGCAGCTTGTGCGCTGCGACCTTTATTCCGACTACAATTTCCCCGACACCACCCGCAAACGGCCCAGGTATCAGGCCGTTTTCGGCGTGGTGCATTACTGAGAACGAAAGGAGCCTTTTTTATGGCAGATGCAAAGAATGTGACCGCTGCAAAGCCCAAGGTGGGCGGTGCCATCTGGCGTGCCCCGCTGGGCACCCCGCTGCCCACCGACGCCAAGACCGAACTGGACAAGGCTTTTAAGTGCCTGGGCTACGCCTCCGAGGACGGCGTGACCAACAGCAACTCGCCCTCCAGCGAGAACACCAACGCCTGGGGCGGCGACACCGTGCTGACCCAGCAGACCGAGAAGCCCGACACCTTCCAGTACACCCTGCTGGAGGCCCTGAACGTGGAGGTGCTCAAGTCCGTGTACGGCGACGACAACGTCACCGGCACGCTGGACACCGGCATCACGGTCAAGGCAAACTCCTCCGAGCAGAAGGACTGCAGCTGGGTCATTGAGATGGTGATGAAGAACAAGGCGGTCAAGCGCATCGTCATCCCGGATGCCGCCGTCACCGCCGTGGGCGATATCACCTACGCCAAGAGCGCCGTGGGTTACAACACCACCCTGACCGCCGTGCCGGATGCCCAGGGCAACACCCATTACGAGTACATTCTGGGCGGCACTGCTGCCGCCCAGGCCGCTGCCAAGACCAAGGAGGTGCAGGCATGATCACTGCAAAAACGAACGACGGCTTTGAAATTGAGCTGAGCGAGGACGCACTGGACGACGCCGAGCTGCTGGACGCCTTGGGCGGCATGCAGGACGGCAACGTCTTTGATATGAGCCACCTGACCCTGCGCCTGCTGGGCAAGGAGGGCCGGAAGAAGCTGTATGACCACCTGCGCACCCCGGATGGCCGTGTGCCGGTGGCCAAGGTGGCGGACGCTCTGGGCGAGCTGATGAACAGCTTCACAGCCGGAAAAAACTCTGCATCCTCGCCGAACTGATCGCATCGGACGAGGACGCCCTGATCTGCGATTTTGCCCAGTATTACCATGTGCTGGACTGGCGCACGCTGCCGCTGCGTCTGGCCGCCACCCTGGCCTCAGGCCTGCCGGAAACAAGCCGCAGCCTGCGCAAGGCGGCAGGCCGCACGGTGGACTTTGAGACGGAACTGCTGGCCTACGCCGCCGACCGCCTGACCCAGGTGCTCTGGTGGCTGCACAGCGACACGTCCAAGCCGCCCTCCGTGCTGGCCGACCTGCGCGGCGAGGCGGACACCAGCAACGTGCAGAGCTACGCCAGCGCAGAAGAATTTGACGCCGCACTTGCGGCGCTGAAAGGAGGTTAACACCATGGCGGACGGAATCGAACTGGGCAAGGCGTATGTCCAGATCGTGCCCTCGGCGCAGGGCATCAAAAGCGCCCTGACTGAGATGTTTGACGAAGAGACCGAAGGCCTTGGCGAGCAGACCGGGCAGAGCATCGGTCAGGAACTCATCGGCACCCTGAAGAAAGTGATCGCGGCGGCCGGCATCGGCAAGATCATCTCGGATTCCATCAACATGGGCGGTGCCCTGCAGCAGAGCCTTGGCGGCGTGGAAACGCTGTTCAAGGACAGTGCCGACACGGTCAAGGAGTACGCCGCGCAGGCATATCGGACCGTGGGGCTTTCGGCCAACGACTACATGGAGCAGACCACCAGCTTTGCGGCCAGCCTGCTGTCCAGCGTCAGCCAGGACACCGATGCTGCCGCCCAGCTGGCCAACATGGCCATGGTGGATATGGCCGACAACGCCAACAAGATGGGCACGGATATGCAGGATATCCAGAACGCCTATCAGGGCTTTGCCAAGCAGAATTACACCATGCTGGACAACCTCAAGCTGGGCTACGGCGGCACGCAGGCCGAGATGCAGCGCCTGCTGAAGGACGCCGAGAAGATCTCTGGCGTGCACTACGACCTGGGCAACCTAGCCGACATGTACAGCGCCATCCACGTCATCCAGAAGGAGATGGACATCACCGGCACCACGGCCAAGGAGGCATCCACCACCCTGACCGGCAGCTTTGCGGCCATGAAAGCCGCCGCCGAGAACGTGCTGGCCGACTGGTCCACCGGTGCCGATCTCACCACCCCCCTGCAGGGGCTGGTGGAAACGGCCCAGACCTTCCTCGTGGGCAACCTGCTGCCCATGATCGGCAATGTGCTGGCGGGTATCCCGGAGCTGGTGTATACACTGGTGCCCGAGATTTTGCAATCCGGCACCCAGCTGGTCACCTCGCTGGCGGAGGGCTTCACCCAGGGCATCCCGGATTTTCTGTCCAATGCCCTGCCGCAGCTGCTGCAGTTCACCGAGGAATTGCGGGCCAACGCCGGTGTGTTCGTGGACGCCGGCCTGAACCTCATCACCCAGCTGCTGAACGGCCTGATCGCAGGCCTGCCGGACCTGATCGCCTATGTGCCCGACATCATCATCAACATCTGCGGGGTCATCAACGATAACATGCCCAAGATCCTGGCGCAGGGCGTGTCCATCATCGTGCAGCTGATCGCCGGTCTTGTACAGACCGTGCCCAGTCTGCTGGCCAACTGGAAAAAAATCCTGGAGGCGGTGCTGTCGGTCATCTCGGCCATCAACTGGCTGAACATCGGCAAGACCATCCTCACCGGTGTGGCCAATGGCGTGAAGAGCATGGGCTCCAGCCTGCTGAACGCCTTCAAGGGCGGCTTTTCCAGTGCGCTTGCCTGGATCAAGAGCCTGCCCTCGCAGGCGGTGCAGTGGGGCAAGAACCTTATCCAGAGCTTTATCAACGGCCTCACCGGCAAAGGCGGTGCGGTTGGTGCAGGAGCCATCGCAGCCACCGCCGGTGCCACCATTGCTAAAACCGCCAGCGGGAACGACTGGTCCTCCGTCTGGGCGGACGCCAACGCCGACGTGGCCGACAGCGCCCAGTCCATGGCGGAGGTGGTTGTCCCGGCCTATACCAAGTCCGGGGACGCCGCCACCAAGGCGGCCAAAAAGACCAAGGCCGCCGCACAGGCCGCCGAGACCCTGCTGTGGTCCCTGCAGGACGCAGGCCACACCGACACCACCAACGCCCTGGGCAAGGTGACCATCCAGACCACCGAGCTCACCGAGCACCTGAAAAAGGGCTCTGAAGAGTACGACCGCCTGACCAAAACCGTGACTGAATCCGGTAAGGAAATGGTCAACGGTGTGGCCAAGAACTACAAGACCGTCACCAAGTATGTGACCGAAAACGGCAAGACCATCGCCCAGACCCAGAAGGTCTACGAGGAAATTGCCGCCACTGTGGCCAAGACCGTTACGTCTACAACGGATTCCGTGGTCAATGGCATTGCCACCAGCACCAAGACCATCACCGAGACCCTGACCGACAAAACCACGACCCAGAAACAGGTCATCACCGAGACCTACAACGACATCGTGGACGGGGCGCTGGTCACGGTGGAGCGGGTCAAGACCATTGCCGCCGACGGTGTCCCGCAGACCACCGAGGAGATCAAGAAAGCCTCTGCCAATAGCTTTGACGGCCTTGTCAAGGGCTGGCAGGACGAGGCCGACAAGGGCGTGGTGGGCACCTTCAGCACGCTGGTGAACGCGGTCAAGAAACAGGACTGGCAGAGCGTGGGCGAATGGGTGCTGTCCACCCTGTACAACGGCCTTGCCCCGCAGGCAAAGCAGCTCATTGACGACTTCGGCAAGAACCTGATCCAGCAGGTCAACGGCTTGCTGGGCAAGGGCGTCAGTGCCGTCTCCAACGGCCTGTGGGATATGGGCGGCGACCTCGCCAAGGGCCTGACCAGCGGCTTTGCAGACGTGATTACGCAGGCGCAGGGCCTCGGCTCCACCCTCACCGGCATCTTTCAGGGGCTGAAAGGCCCGCTCACCGCGGCTGCCGCTGCCATCAGTACCGGCCTGAAGGGCGGACTGATCTCCAGCTTCCCGGAAATTCTGGCCTCCATGGGCACCCTGATCGGTTCCATCGGCAGTGCCTTTGTGGGGATGCTGGAAGCCGTCGCGGCGGCACTGTTCCCCACCGGATTCGGTGCCCCGCAGGCGCTGCTCATGATCGCGGCAGGCGTGGCCCTGACCGCTGCCATTGCGGCCATCGTGGCCGGCGTCGGCGGCGCGTTCAAGCGCAAGACCACCCCCGGCATCTCCGGCGGCACTTCCGGCAGCAGCACGACCTCCACGGCATCCGGCTCCCTGTGGGATTACGAGAAGCGTGCTCCGCTGCCGCAGCGCACCCAGCGCCCCAACATCGAGGTCAACCAGTACATTTACAGCAAAGCGCAGACGGCTGCCGACCTGATGCGTGAGGCACAGTACGAACAGGAAAGGGCGGTGCTGCAGGGTGTTTGACGCGATCTTCAAGGCCAGCAACGGCCTGACCTTTTCCTTTGGTTACGCGGCGGGCGTGCTGTGGAGCATCACCCCGCTGGGTGACCTGCCCGTGGATCTGGAGACCAGCCAGGGTTACCAGCAAGTGGGTGCCACCGTGGAGAGCCGGAGCATTTCCGGCGTGACCCGCACGGTCACCGGGCGCATCCTGCGCAATCAGGACTACTGCAAGCGCCAGCTGCGGGATGTGTTCGCGCCCTACGTCACCGGCCGGCTGACCATTGCCGGGGCTTATTGGTGCGACGCTGAGGTGCAGCGCACCCCGGACATCAGCGTGTCCGGCCTGTGGCCCACCTTCTCGTTTCAGCTCTACTGCCCGGACCCTTACTGGCACAGCGTGAAGGAGCTCACCGTCTCGACCTTGAGCGTAACACCCACCTTCCGCCTGCCGGTGTGTTACGATGTGCACAGCTACGGCGTGCGGGAGCAGGCCAACTATTTGCGCATCGCCAACACCGGGCTGGCCACCCAGGACTGGGCTCTGACGCTGGAAGCCCGCGGCCCGGTGGTCACCCCCGGCGTCAAGGACCCGGAGACCGGCGAGTTCCTGCGCTTTGTCACCACTCTGCAGGACGGCGACAAGCTCCGGCTGTACCGCGAGAGCGGCCAGCTGAAACTGGAACAGATCATCGACGGCACCGGCTACAACATCATGTCCACGCTGGACGGGAGCAGCACCCTGTGGACTTTGCGCCACGGGACGCAGGCATGGCAGCGCACAGCGGATTCCGGCACGGAATGGCTGTTCCTGACCCTGACCTGCAGCACAGCGTTTTCCACCGTGGTTCTGGAGGTGGGCGGCAATGGCTGAGCGGACAAGTGCCCTGACGGCAGGCGGCCACAAGAGCATCTGCGTCTACGACGGCCAGCTGAACCTGCTGGGCCGGCTGGCAAGCTGGGTGTCGCTGGTCTGGCCGGAGCGGTACAACGTGTACAGCGGGGTGCAGGGTGCGCAGCTGGAACTGCACGCCTCCACCGACCTGCAGGCCCTGTGCCGCCCGGACCGGTACCTCTGGCTCACCGGCTCCGACCGCATCATGCGCATCTGCTCGGCCCAGACCAACCAGTCCGAACACAAGCTCGTGATCTCGGCCAGGGACGCCGCCTGCATCCTGGATGAGCGGATCAGCACCCGGACCCTGAGCGGCTTTGCGGTGGAAAGCACCCTGCGCAGCCTTGTGTCCGGTGCGGCTGCATGGCCGGGGCTGGAGCTGGGCGTGCTTGCAGATCTTGCCGACACCTACACCGGCGAGGTAAAGCCCGGCAGCCTGCTCAGCATCGCCGAGCAGGTGTGCCAGAAACTGGACATCGGGTTCCGGGTGCGGTTCGACCAGCAGGCCAAAAAGCTGCTGTTTGAGCTGTACCGCCCGAAACTGGATCCCAACGCCCGGTACGCCCCGCAGTACGGCAACCTGACCGGCCTGACCTACACTGAGAGCATCACCGACTACAAGAACATCGTGACCGTGGCGGGCGCGGACGGCACCGTCACCGTGGGTGCCACCGGCAACACCGGCGCAGCCCGGCGGGAACTGTATCTGGACGCTGCCTCCAAAAAGAAGGAGGACAACCAGAGCCAGGAGGATTATCTCGCGTCCCTGCGGGCCTTGGGTGAGCAGGAACTTGCCAAGCACACCCGCATTGAGAACTTCCGCTTTACCCCGACCGGAACGGTCACGGTGGGCAAGGTGGTGGCCGCCAGCCTGCCCGGCACCGATATTCAGGCGGCGGCCCGCATTACCAGCGTGACCCTGAGTTCCCAGAAGGGCAAAAACACGGTCACTACCGAGATCGGCACACCGATCCTCAGGAGGAAACCATGAGCATCATCACTTACCCGCTGAACGGCGTCACCTACGACGCGGAGGACGTGAGCACTTACCTGTGCACCCGCACCTCCGGCGTCTACGCCAAAGACACAAATTACGCGGTCAGCGTCACCGGCCCGCGGCAGATCACCGTAGCCCCCGGCCTTGCGTGGATCAACTACGACGACTTCAAGGGCGTCTCGGCCTGCAGCCGGGAGGCGGTCAACCTGACCGTCCCGGACGCCGACGGCACCCTGCCCCGCATCGACCGGGTGGTGCTGCAGTTCGACACCGCAGCCAACCTGACCGCCGTCAAGCTCAAACCCGGCACCCCTGCCGCCGCTCCGGAGCCGCCCGCCATCCTGCAGAACCACAACCAGTACGAGCTGGGCCTGTGCACGGTGAGCGTGCCCGCAGGCTCCTCGGTGGTCACCGCCGCCGACATCACCGACACCCGCGCGGACGAGGACGTGTGCGGCGTCATGCGGGACGGGGTCAAGGGCATCCCCACGGCCCAGCTGCAGGCGCAGGCGCTGGCCATAATGACCCAGCTGTCCACTGAGCTGCACACCAAACTCGACGCGCTGGACGCCGCCATCGCGGCGGTGGAGAGTGGGAACTTTTACACCAAGAGCGAGGCGGACCAAAAGTTCGGCACGCCGTACACCCTGCCGCCCGCTGCGGCGGACCAGCTGGGCGGCGTCAAGGTGGGCGACTATCTGGACGTGGACGAGGACGGCACCCTCAGCGGCAAGACCCTCAATGATAAGATCGCTGCCGCCGTGGCGGTAAAGTCGGAGGCGCGACTGGTGTGGAACACCCATGTGAAGTCTCCTAACAAATTCACAACTTGGGATGTTCAGATTCCAGGCAATGTTGATAAGATATGCATTACCAAAGGCAAGTACAACAGCTACGATAATAACACTGAAAAAAGCATTGCACGCGGTGGCACGACAACTTATGACTGTGACATCAATTTTACAATCACATTCCAAACAAACGGCATCCTTCATGTTGTTTATCCATACAAAACAGTGTTCCCTTTGGAACTCTGGATTGACGGCTACCACTACCCCACCCTTGCCGACCTGCTGACGCAGGTGACCGCCGTGGAGAGCAGTGTCACCGATCTTCAGGTGGCCCTGTGCGAGCTGTACGAAGAAAAGGAGGAAAATTGATGGCGAAAATTTATGCAGCCCTGATCCGCAAGGGTATCAAGACGCTGGACGAGGTGCCCACCCGTCTGCGCAGCACCGTGGAAGCCCTGCTGGCCGAAAACGGCATCTCCGCAGTATCCGAGAAGGACGAAGAAACAGAAGAACCTGACGAAACAGAAAGGACGTGACAAAATGGCAATCAAACAGTACAGCCTTGCCAAGGACTGTGCCATGCAAGGCTGTCCGTTGATTGAAAAAGACAGGAGATGATAAAGTGCCCGTCATCACATTCCGGCGCGGCGATACCACCGCGCTGACGAAGAACTTCACGCGGAAGGAGTTCCAGTGCCCCTGCGGTTGCACACAGCAGTCCGTTGACACTGAGCTTGCGGAAAAGCTCCAGACCATCCGCGACAAGGTAGGCCGCGAGCTGAAAGTTACTTCCGGCTACCGCTGCCTCATACACAACGCCAGTAAGGCCGTTGGCGGCAGTCCCAGCTCGAAGCACTGCTACGGCATGGCCGCCGACTGGCGCGCTATGAACCGCAGCATCAACCCTGTTGCACTTGGCATCCTCGCGCAGGCGGCAGGGTTTGGCGGCATCGGCATCTACTGGTATGACGGAAACGCTTTCTGCCACGCGGACACGCGCAATGCGAAGGCCACATGGCTCTGCGACGCGAAGAAGCACTATCCCAGTACCACCTACCTGAAATTCATCATGCCGACCATCAAGCGCGGCTGCACCGGAGACGCAAACCGCGCTGCGACGAAGATGCTTCAGCGGCTCCTCAAGCTGACCCCGGATGGCATCTTTGGAGAGGCCACCGAGAATGCCCTGATTAAGGCGCAGACAGCCCACAAGTTGACGGTGGACGGCATCTGCGGTCCTGCATCGTGGAAAACCATTTCCGGCGCAGACAAGTATCTGTGAGGGAGGAGGTGATGCCGATGTGGCAATTTGTTTTGCGATACTGGGCTGAGTGGGCTTTCGGCCTGCTGGGCGCGGCCATCATTGCGGTGGCTGTTAAGTATAAAGCTCTGCTGGATGGCGTGCTCGCTATCCTGCACGACCGCATTTACCAGTCCTGCCATCATTATCTCAAGCTTGGATATATTGATACCCCTGGACTGAAAAACCTTGAATACCTATACAAGAGCTATCACGCGCTGGGCGGCAACGGCACGGGCACGGAACTGTACACCCGCGCCAAGGCCCTGCCCATCCGTGATAGCGACGTCGCGTGAACCGATTCATTTTTCGAGATGAAGAGAATTCACGCATAACACTGAGCCCGGCGATGCCGGGAGAAAGGCATATCATGAAAGCACATACCTATACCGAGCCCACCGCACCCACCATTTCCGCAGGCACCGCAGCCCGCACCGCCTGCCTTCTGCTGGCCCTGACCAATCAGGTGCTGAGCGCCTGCGGCAAGCCCGTGCTGCCCATCGAGAGCGCCACCGTGGAGCAGCTGGTCACCGCTGGCATCACCACGGTGGCCGCGCTGATTGCCTGGTGGAAGAACAACAGCTTCACCACCGCCGCCATTGCAGCGGATCAGTATCTGGAGCAGCGCAAGAAGAGCGTACACTAATGTTTCGTGACGCTGCGAAAACATACCATTTTCGGCACCTCACGAAAATGGTGACATAGCAAAGCCCCGGTGTTCCGTTTGGAGCATCGGGGCTTTTTATGTTGGCAACCGTGTAGGCAACTGGTGAAGTCTTACACGGTCTGTGGCGTTTCCTCAATTCCTTTGCAATGGAAAATCCCCCGCAGTTTTCACGAAACTACGAGGGATTTTCTTGGCGGAGTAGGAGGGATTTGAACCCTCGCGCCGTTGTTTAGACGACCT